CCTGCTTCGTTTCCTCCCATGTACTCAGATACCGCGAAGTTATACCTTACATGAATAACGTCCGAATAAGGTACGGTCGTCTGATCACCGTTCGCAAAGTAGAACGTAACGTAAAGCTTCCCGGTCGGGTCCTCCAAAAAGTCCACCTGCACCGGCTTGATTATATAAAGCGCTTCGTACCTTCTCTGCTCCGTTCCGTCCTTGTCGTTCCACTTGTAGTAGGTCGGCAGAATGAACACGTTGCTGTTGAGTAATAGCAGCCATGTCATCTTTTCCAGGAACTCGCTGGAAGTCATCAGCTCGTTGGGATTGTTCAAAACGTTTTGCAGATCACCCTTGACCGGTTGCGGGTCTCCGTTTACTACCCTAATATGTGTCGGGTTTAATTTCTTCATTTCGTCAACTATACATTTCAAAGCTTGAAGAACTACGTCCGAAGCGTATACATCCGTCCCCAAGGTTGTGTACCACGGCGTCCAGCCGTCTGTGTTCGGTGCTTGTTTCAAGCTCCTCGGTGCTCTTCTAAAGAGCTTATCAAACCATCCCATTTCACCCTCCTATCATTCCGCGGAAGTCTGTCCTGTACCTCCGGTATGTTTCGTAAAGAATAGCCAAGCAAACCGCCCCGTCTATTCTCTTGCCGGGCTCCATCTTAACTATCAAAGCGAAGCCCTTCTCGTCTATCTTTATGCCGGCATTGCCAAAGCACCACCGGTCCATTGCGTTGTTGTTGTTATATATGAGCCGGTGCTTAAAGTCCGCCTCGCATAGCTTTATCGCATTGCTTAAGGTCAGCGCGTTCTGATTAATCATCACCAAGTCGTCGCCCTTCGCCCAGCCGTAGAAGTCCATCCTTTTCAGCCAATCACTTGCGAAGCGCTGGTCATACCCGGCTTTCCAGAGTCGAATCCCGTAGTCCGTATACAACGAGTAGAACCAATCGGCTACAAGCGACAGCTCCACGTCGTTCCCCTCGGTTATGGTCAGCAGTCCGTCTTTTGCCCACTCGGTATACTTAGCGCCTGCCGTCTTGTCGTCGGAATCGTTGAGCTTGCTCTCCGGTATGAAGTAATGAGATACCACATACTTCACCGGATCATCCTTGCGCATAAGCAATACCTTCGCACTACAAAGGTCAGTCGTCTCAGCTAAGTCGACGGCTCCCAGTGCGAAGCTTCCCCGGAACTCTTCCAGGTCAAAGCCTGACTCGTAGGAATAGTCCTCCAAGTTTAGCCATGACTCGGCTGCGTTTTGCTTTATGTTAAAATCTTTCGATAAAACGAAGATACGGTCCGCCTTTTGCTCCCTGGCAATGGCGACCTGCTCTTCCATGTAGTCCCAGCTCTTAACGGTTCCCAGTGTTGGATTGGATTTCATCCAGAGCCGGTTCTCCCGGTTCCCGTTCCAAACCTCCAGCTCACTGTCCTGAGTATACAACCACGGCAGGAACCTTTCAGCGAAGGGGTCGCCGTCTTTTTCTCCGGCTATTACTGCCCTTGCATATTTCAGCTCGTTGTCCAGGTACCCGTCAAGGATGAAGCCCTCCGTCGTTATGTTGATAAACTTCGGATTCTCTTTTAGGGATTGCGACTGCTCGATTGACTTAGCGATGACGTTGTCCTTCATTTCGTGGCTTTCATCCAATACGGCGAAGTCTATGTTTCGTCCTTCCTTGTTCCTGGTTCGGTCCGATAGCTTGAATATCTTGGAATTGCTCACCTTGTTGAGGATGTAGCGCTGGTTCCTTTTGGTGTCCAGGTCTCTCGGGTCAATCAACTGTCTCATTGTGTCCATTGCGTCGTACACAATGGAAGCCTGCGCGTCATCGTTCGAACTTGCCACTATGTCGCTTCCTTCATTCCCAAGTATAAGCTCCGAAACTCCCAGCGCACTGACTAGCTCGCTCTTCGTGTTCTTCCTGGCTATTAATAGCAGCACCTTCTTGAATCGGTCTACATCGTAGCCTTTAAGCTCTGAGGCTTCCCTCATCTTGAAACTATAAATTGCCTCAATCAATGCCTTTTGCCACTGCATAAGAACCATGGGCTTGTTATAGAACGGCGACTTCGTGAGTCTTATACATTTCTGCATAAAGTCGATCCTGCGCATTGCCTTGGTCGTGTCGTATATGTAGCGGTCGTTGTCTATATCTTGGCGGAGCTTCTCCAGCATAAGCCAGAGCTCTTCACCGATGATTGCCTCACCGGTTTCCGCTTGACCTATGTATCTGAGAAGCTCCGAAGTATCAGCCGTCCATTTCATTCAGATACCTCCGAAGTGGGCTCTCTTCCTCCGTTTCTCCTCTGCCGGTCGCTTTCATCAAAATGCGAACCGCAATGGTATACTGCTGCAGCATTTCCCTGTAGAGCTTAGCAGCTGGGGTCGCTTTCTGAAGCTCCGGTTTCTCCGGGTGGACTTTCAGCTTCGGAAGCCCTCGAAGGTATGCAAGCTGTCCTTCCAAGTAGACCATTTCATCCACTAAAGGTACGAGCGCCCGGTCGTGGTTGATAATCTCGAGCAACTCTTCCTTCCTGTCCATTAGTCCTCCGGCTGCACGTCTTGCATTATCATAACCGAGAAGCCAAGGTGCTCGGATATGGTCAAGGTTTCCGTGTTGTTGTTCTTAACCTCAAGAACAAGGTAGAGCTTCTCGCCTTCTCCGATGTCTACCTTGGTCACCCACTCGGTTGCAAGGGAAGCGCTATACTTGTTCTTCACTGCCTCAGAATCTGAAAAGATGAACTGGCAGAAGTCTTTACAGTCGAACGAGGTCTCGTATTCATCATTGAAAGACTCCGGCAACGGAATGAGCACGTTCACCGTGTGCCCCGGTCCGATAGTCGTCACCGGGTTATCGTTAACCAAACCGACAACTGCAATGTAGTTGTCGAGCAATTTCCAGAGCGTTAAAGCTCCCAGCACCTTGTAGCCTGCCCAGTTCGGATTGCCCACATTTTCTACCGCGTCCTCTTTGCTAAACATTTCGACCTTGTCAAAGTTATTATTAAAGCCATAGTTCATCTTTTTTCCTCCCTTTGTTGGATGTACTCAAAACTTTTAAACTTTTGAATACAAAAACCGCATTTTTTCATTTTCTGCGGTAAATATGCCCCTTCCTCCAGTACCCCCGAGCTCTTAAAATTGAGCGAACCGGGGGGTGGTTTAACCGTGAAGGCTCGGGCTGTAGCGCCTCCACCAATCGTCTATATACTTTTGCCACGCCTGCTGGTCTCTCTGTGTGTCCTCCCTCAGTCGTCGCAAACACTCGTCCTTGTCCGTATCGATAAAGACCTCCCTTGCTCCCATTTCTTTGATAAGTCTCTCCCTCTCGGAGATTAACGGGAAGCCTCCCACTATATACGCACATTGCCACCGTCCTAAGCGGTGGCGCACTGTGTCGTATAGATTGTCACGGAGTGAAAAGACTACGCTCTTCAATCCGTCGGGCTTTTCAAATCTCGGCAAGCCTGTAACGCATTGCCATATGTTGTCCATATCGACAACCAAGTCGCCCGGATCCTTGTTCTCGTTTACCCAGGAAGTTTTCCCGGATAATGGCGAACCATAAACCAAAAAGACCTCTTTCCTCTTCCAGCCTCTTCGGTTGTGTATCTTGTTGTGAGTTGCAAAGCTCACAACCATGATGTTGTCCGGATTCAAGCTTATGCTAAAGTCCCGAACGTTTTCCTCAGTCAGTGGCTCTTTATGGTGAAGGATTAAGTCGTAAGCTTTTACAATCGGCTTTCCTGTCATTTCGTCGTAGATGAAGCCGTCCTCTTTGGTTCGCTCCGCAATTATGAGCTTGCGGAAGTCGCTCCACTCTTTTGAGTTGTAAAAGTCATCCAGTCCTCTTACCATTTCGAGTCCTCCAGCTTTTTCTCCTGCAGTTCGAGCGCTTTCTTTTTGAGCTCGTACTCTGCCGGGTCGTTTCTCCAGTCTGGGTCGTAGTTTTTCAGTAACAGGTTTATAGCCGCAACATCCGGCGGAGACGCTTTGAGGTATACCTCCTCCCGGACAACCACGCCCTTTTCTTTGATTATCTTTTTCTCCTCGTAGTTAAAGCCCTGAGCTTTTCGGATCAGTGTTGATTTCAAATCTGTGGCAAGTTTTGTCCTGCCTTTTTTAACTGCCTCCGACAACTCCGTGTGCTCCGCTTTGTACTTATACCATGACGACTTAGCAATTCCGAGCGCTTCGGCTATCTGCTCTTCCATCATGGTTCTAGCCATTTCGGTTATTTCGTCAAGTCTGGGCTTGACGTACTCTTCATACTTTTCGGGTCTTGCCATTCAATCAACTCATTTCTTGTATTATCCTCTGTTCTCTTTCTGATAACTTCCAAGTGGTGGAACCTGCTGCTTCCGCCCTTGCTGCTGCTTCCGCCCTTGCTGCTGCTTCCGCCTTCTCTTTTGCTTTGTGCTC